CAAACTATAGGCCTGCGTAAAAAAGACGTAGAGGCGCAATTATCGCCGCCTATTATGCAACAAACTTACGGCGCGGGCGTTTATACGTTTGGCGGTTTATACAATACAAACGGCGTACCATTTATAGATAGAAACTTAGCCTTGCAAGTACCCGCGGTAAGTAGATGCCGTAACTTAATCTGTGGCGTTATTGCAAGTATAGATTTAGAGCTAATACAAAAAAGTACAGGCCGTAAATTACAGAGCCCTGTTTGGTTAGACCAACCGGACATAAGACAGCCACGCAGCGTTACCATAAGTTACACCGTGGACAGTTTACTTTTATACGGCGTGGCCTATTGGCGCGTTACGTCTTTGTATGAAGATGACGGCAGGCCTAGCGGCTTTGAGTGGGTAGCTAATACCCGCGTTACAGTAACTACAGATAATTACGGCGACGAAGTAGATTATTATTCAATAAATGGGCAGCGCGTACCAGATAGCGGCGTAGGGTCTTTAGTAACTTTCCAAAGCTTGCTCCCAGGCGTATTAGAAACAGGCGGGCGCACAATACAGGCCGCGTTAGATATACAAAAAGCGGCAAGCGTTGCAGCTGCTACACCTATGGCTACTGGATTTATAAAGAATAGTGGGGCAGATTTACCAGAGGCACAAATACAAGGGTTATTAGCTAGCTGGAAAGCCGCGCGTAACTCACGCAGTACAGCTTATTTAACTAGCACGTTAGATTATCAAACCGTGGGTTACTCACCTAAAGAAATGATGTATAACGAAGCATCACAGTATTTAGCTACAGAGATAGCCCGTTTAATGAACGTACCAGCATATTACATAAGCGCGGATATGAATAACTCAATGACTTATCAAAATATCATAGACGGGCGTAAAGAGTTTGTAGCTTATTCATTACAGCCGTTTATAAGCGCTATTGAAAACAGGCTTAGTATGGACGACGTTACAAGGCGCGGTAATCAGGTGCGTTTTGCGTTAGATGAAACATTTTTACGCGCTGATACTTTGGCGCGTTTGGAAGCTATAGAAAAAATGCTAAATCTAGGTTTAATTGATTTAGAGCAGGCGCAAAGTATGGAAGAACTAAGCCCAACCGGACTAACAGAGAGGCCCACAAATGCTATTAACGTTTAGCGGCAACATAGAGGCAGTAGATAACGGCGATAGGCGCACGATTAGCGGCAAAATTGCACCGTATGGAGAAGTAGGTAACACAAGCGCCGGGCGCGTAGTTTTTGCAGAAAACTCTATAACCGTGCCAGAGCCAAGCAAGGTAAAACTTTTAATGCAACACGATAACAGCAAGCCGGTAGGACGTATGCAAAGCGTTACCAGTAATAAGACCGGGTTATATGCCAGCTTTAAGGTAAGCGCTAGCACGCGCGGTAGTGATGCAATTTTACTTGCACAAGAACAGCTAATGGACGGGCTGAGTGTAGGTGTTGAGGTAGAGGACTCACGCCAAGAAAAAGATTATCTGCTAGTTACGGCTGCTACCTTAAAAGAGGTATCTCTAGTAGAGAGCGCTGCATTTCCAAGCGCTGCCGTGTTAAAAATTGCTGCACAAGAAAACGCAGTAGATAACCAACCAACAGAAACGACAGGAGAAACCGTGGATAAAGCCCCGGAAGAAATGGCAGCGGAAGGTACTTATTTACCAGACGGTGCAACAGTAACGCTAAAGAGCGTTAGCTATAAAGATGATGAAGCCGCGGGCGCTACTGAACCGGTAGAAGCCGCGCGCAGAATTATTAAGCCAAGTGCATTAAACTCACAAAGAGTACGCACACCTATTACAAGTATGGGCGCATACACAGAGCATAAAATTAAAGCTGCTCTAGGTAATGAAGAATCAAAGCTATACGTAACAGCTGCGGACGATAGCTGGACTACAAACCCTGCATTTAATCCAACGCAGTATCTATCAGAGTTTGTAACTAATACACGTTTCCCAAGAAGCGCGGTAGATGCCTGCTCTAAAGGCGTATTGCCACCTAAAGGCAACACAATTAACGTACCTGCACTTGTAGACTCAAACGGCGGCCTAAATGGTGTAGCACCTGTAGTAACCGTTGAAGCTGAGGCCGGAGCTGTAGCCAATACAGGTATGGTTACTGAGTATCTAACTGGTACTGTAAATAAGTATTCAGGTATGAATACCCTTAGTGTTGAGTTGCTAGAGCGGACAGATAATCCACAATTCTTTGCAGAATTGACGAACCAATTACAGGTAGCGTATATGAACGCAACAGACCAAGCGGTAATTACTGCAATTAACGCAACAGGCTTTACTAGCACAGGCGTAGCAGCTACAGCCGCAGGTTTGATTTCTTACACCGCCGAAAGTACCGCTAACGTTTACAAAAACAGCGGATATTTTGCACAAAACTTTGTAGGCAGCACCGGTATCTATAACCTACTATTAGGTGCAACAGATAGCACAGGCCGCCCAATTTTCAACGCTTATCAGCCAAACGCGGCAGCACTTGCTAACGCGGCTGGTATGGTAAGTAATAACTCTGTACGCGGTAACGTACTAGGTCTAGACCTTTATGTAGATAGATTTATGACCGCTGGCGTAGCTGATAATTCAGCATTTATTCTTGCGCCAGAGGCATTTACTGTTTATGAAAGCCCACAGGCTTATATGAGCGTAAACGTAGTATCAAATCTACAAGTACAGGTAGCTATTTACGGCTTTATGGCAACTATTGCCAAGATTCCATACGGTATCTGCCGCCTAAATATCAGCTAATAAATAACTAATAGTCTGGCAGGGCCTTAGCCCTTTGGCTCTGCCAGACCTACAAAGAAAGGTACAAATATGCCGGCTACTTACGTTACAGCTGCTACGTTAAAAGCATCTTTAGGCGTTGGCACTTTGTACGACTCTTACACTTGGATAGAGGACACTTGCCAAGCTGCCCAAGATTTAATTAACGGGTTTTTATGGTTTGACTCTGCCCCGGTAGTGGGAACTGCATTAGTGGACAATGTAGCTACCGTGATGATAGCCAACCCCGGCCTGTTCACTACTGGTCAATCCGTTACTGTAGCCGGGGCTGGCAGTACATTTAACGGCACTTATACAATTACCAGTACTTTACCTTTTAGCACAGGCAGCACTACTCTTTTACCAGCATTTAATTTACAGCTTAACTATTACCAATACCCACAGGGTTACAGCTTTATACAATATGCAAAAACAGCAGCTGACCAAAACTTTAGGCGCGTAGTACCTAGCGGCACTATGACCGGTGATGATACAAAAACCGCTACCTACGCTAATACGCCTGCTATAAACGCAGCTGCACTTATGCTAGCTGAAAATATCTGGACTAGCCGTTTCAGCACACAAAACGGCGGCGTAAGCGTAGACGGTTACAGCCCTAGCCCTTTTAAGATGTCTAATACTTTAATGGCATCTATACGCGGTTTGTTAGCGCCGTATCTATCGCCTAACGCTATGGTGGGATAATGCCAGCCGCCATAACTACACTACGCAGCACTATAGCCGCTGCTTTAGCTAATAATGCTGTTTGGAGTACTTTTAGCTACCCGCCAAGTACCATAGTAGCTAACAGCGTAGTAGTGGCCCCGGCAGACCCGTACCTTACGCCTAGCAATAATTCACAAGCGACTATATCGCCTATGGCTAATTTCAAAATTATTATGACCGTGCCTATGTTTTCTAATGAAGGCAACCTACAAGGCATAGAGGACACAATAGTAGCCGTGTTTAATAAATTGGCTGCTAGCTCTATTGTATTTAACGTTACCGCTGTAACTGCACCTAGCGTTTTAACGTTACCTAGCGGCGACTTACTAACAAGTGATTTACAAATATCCGTACTAACGAGCTGGAGCTAAAATGGCACTAACAGACGAAGATAAAGCGTTTCTAATCAAGATAGGGCAAGAATTGCCTAAAGAGGTTAAAGAAACAAAGAAAAAAGAAACACCCCTAGAAAAACCGACACAAGAAACAGAGGTATAACAAATGGCAATTTTCCTATCTAATGGCGTAGTAGTTACGCTCAATAGCGTGGACTTATCAGACCACGTTACTAGCGCGACTATTAACCGTAGCTTTGATGAGCTGGAAGTAACAGCTATGGGCGATACCGCGCATAAGTTTGTAAAAGGCTTGGAAGCTAGCACTATTACTATTGATTTTCTAAACGATACTGCTACAAGTGAGGTACTACAAACCCTGCAAGCCGCGTGGGGTACTACAGTACCGCTAACGCTAAAGCAAACTAGCGCCGCCGTATCGGCAGCTAATCCAGAATATCAAACCACAGTATTAGTTAATAACACTACAGATATTAACGGCGCTGTTGGCGATATTTCTACACAGAGCATTACATTTACTTGTAACTCAGCTATCGTAGTAGACGTAACACCATAACCAACTAGACAAAGGGGCACACAATGGCAAAACTTAAAATAACAAGGGCAGACGGCAGCGTAACTGAGCATAAGATTACGCCTCGTATTGAGTATGCCTTTGAGCTGTATGCAAAAAAAGGTTTTCACAAAGCCTTTAGAGATGATGAAAAGCAAAGCGACGTTTACTGGCTAGCTTGGGAGTGTTTACGCACTAGCGGCGAGGTAGTAAAAAGTTACGGGGCAGATTTTCTAGAAACCTTAGCTAAAGTTGAGGTACTAGATGATGACCCTTTGGAATAGTGGGGCGCGGTAGCTTTGGCTATCTAATCGCACAAATTGCGGTAGAGACAGGCATAGCGCCCCAGTATTTATTAGATTTAGATAATGTTATGTTTAACAATATCTTAAAGGTTTTATCAGACAGAGCAAAGGCGGTGCAAGATGCCAACAGAGGTAGAAAACGCCCTAGAGCTTAGACTTGCACTAAAAAAGTTTACCCCGGATTTAGCTAAAGAAACCCAAAATGAAATGGCTAATGCGCTGCGCCCTGTAGTAGCTAGAGCTAGGGGCTTTATACCCTCAGACGCAAAATTACTAAGCGGTTGGGTTAAAGGTACGTCTAGCATAGATACAATTAAATATAGGGCATTTCCTACGTTTAATAGTAGTGATGCTAAGCGCGGTTTAGGTTATAGGGTTACACCGTCTAAACCTAATAAATCGGGTTTTGTATCTTTAGCTAGAATACAACAGGCTAACGCAGGCGGTGCAATATATGAAACTGCCGGGCGCTTAAATCCAAACGGTAGAAGGCAAGGCCCTGTAGTAGACCGTTATAGAAATGGCGTTTATGACCAAACTACGCATACCGGTAAGCAATATTCAACCAGCTTAAACCCTAATGCCGGACAGCAATTTGTAGATAACCTTAATGCCGCCGGGCCTTTAGTAAATGCAAGGCCTAAAGGTCTGCAAGGCAGACCAACCCGTAAACAAACAGGCCGCGCTATGTTTAGAGCTTATGCAGAGGACAACGGCGTAGCCTTAACAGCTTTAATAAAAGCTATAGAAAATGCTAAAGTAAAGTTTGAAGAAAAAATGGCTGCATAATGGCTACCGAATTACTAATAAATCTAGTTAGCCAATTTACCGGTAAGGGTTTTATAGAGGCTGAAAAAAGCGTAAATAAATTAGAAAAAAAGGTAAAAAGTTTAAGCAAAACTTTAGGCATAAGCCTTGCTGCCGGCGCTGCATTAAAGTTTAGTAAAATCTATGTTAAAGCCTTTGCAGAGGACGAAAAAGCAACTTTACAATTAACTAAAGCTGTACAAAATCTAGGCATAAGTTTTGCTAGCCCGTCTATAAATAAGTATATAGAAAATCTAGAAAAAACAGCTGCTATATCTAGAACTGAACTTAGGCCTGCATTTCAAGATTTACTAACTACTACAGGGTCTTTAACTACAGCACAAGACCTATTAAATAAATCTATAATTATAAGCCGTGGCTCTGGCATAGCTTTAAGCACAGTTACAGAGGACTTAACTAAGGCTTATTTAGGCAGCACTAAAGGTTTAGAAAAATACAAAACAGGGTTTACAGGGGCAGAATTAGCAGCTAAATCATTTTCAGAAAACTTAGAAATACTTTTAAGGCTAAATCAAGGCGCGGCAGATGATTATTTTACCACTACAGCATTTAAGTTAGAGCTATTAGCTTTAGCAGGTGAAAGCGCTAAAATAACAATAGGTGAAGGTTTAGTAGAGGGTCTAGGTAATTTTGCGGGTAGCGGTGAAGTTAGTGATGCACAATTTGTAATAGATAATTTAGCTAAAGGTTTTGCGTTTTTATTAAAAACCTCTGGCGCTGTTTTAGGGTTTTTAGCCCGTATTCCCGAGTTTGGATTTAGGGCACTAGGTTTAGGTGCAGTTTACGATAGACCAGAAACAGTAACTAGCACAGAAACAGAGTTCACAAAAAAGCAAAAAGAAATAATAGCTAAACTAGATGCAGCGGCAGCAAAACGCGCTAAGGTATTAGCAGACCTTGCCAAAAAACAGGCTAATGCCGAGATATTAAAACGCAAAGAAAAAGAAAAACAAGCCAAACTAGATAAGGCTGCCCTAGCTTTAGGCAAAGGTGAAGATATATTTGACCTAGACAGAATACAAGTACAGGCAGCGTTACTAGCTAAGCAAGATGAAATAAACAAGCTAGGCGTAAATGCTACAGACCAGCAAAAACTACAGCTAGCTAATGACCTAACGCGCCTATCTATTAAGCAAACTATGTCGCAGCTTGAAGATGCTATAGCTGCTAAAGATGTAGAGGCTGCTACCCGCCTTGCTAAAAAACTTAATATAGATTTAGCGATACTAGGCGCTCTGCAAGGCCAAGAGTTTAAGTTACAAGATATAAACGATATTTTAGATAAATTTAAGCCTAAAGCGCTTATAGATATACAAAACCTTAATGAAGCTTTAGCGCTGTTAATGAAAATGGCAGGGCTAAAAATATCGCCTATAGTTACCGGTGCTGGAGCTGGCGGCGGCGGCGGCGGCGGCGGCGGTGGCGGCGGCGGTGGCGGCGGTGGCGGCGGCGGCGGTGGCAACGGTGAAAGTGGGGATAGGTTAGTACCTAACCCATATAACCCAGAGTCAGCACTTATACCTACAAGTAAAATAGCAGACGAAATAGCAACACTAACTAACTTGCGTTTAGCTACTAGCACGGGTACGGGTATTAACTTTTTATTAAAAGAGCAGATAGACACGCTTACAGATGCTTTAAGTACTAACGCCCTTAATGCGCTAGGTGATGAGCAAGCAAGATTAAGAGCTATGGGCATATTTGATACACCGGGTATAGGCGCGGGCTCTACCTTTGACCCTGCCCGTTTCCGTATGGCAGATAACATAACAGTAAACGTAAATGCAGGTGTAGTAGGTAGTGAGGACACAATAAGCCTAGCCGTTCAAAGAGCTATATTAGATTTAGAGCGTAAGGGCGACCCGTTGCGTTACACCGGTGGGCTATGACCCTGCCAGTAATAAACGCTATTATTAATTTTAGTACTGGCCCTAGTTTTGCCCAAGCTATGATTTTAGGTGAAGGCATATTAGATACAAACATACTAAGCGATAGCGCGGCTGTAATTGTAGATGTATCGGACGTAGTAGATACAATACAAACTAACAGAGGCCGTAACCCACAGGCTGACCAATTCCAAACAGGTACACTAACTTTAAGAATAGTAGACCAAAACGGCGATTTTAACCCTCAAAACCCTAGCGGGCCTTATTTTGGCTTGCTTGACCCTATGCGTAAGGTAGCTATATCAGCTACTTATAACAGCGTTACTTACCCTATCTTTAGCGGCTTTATCACTAGCTATAACACTACTACGCCTAAAAATGCGTTAGACGTTGTTTATACCACAATTACGGCGGTAGATGCGTTTAGACTTGCCCAAAATGCACAGATAGCCACAGTAACAGGGGCTACCGCGGGCGACTTATCCGGCACACGCATTAACCAGATTTTAGACCAGATAGGTTGGCCTACCTCTATGCGTGATGTAGATGCCGGCTTAACTACACTACAGGCAGACCCCGGCACACCGCGTACCAGCCTTGCAGCTATGCAGACGGTTACCCTAAGTGAGTATGGCGCGCTTTATGTAGATGCTACGGGTAGCTTTGTATTTCAAGATAGGCAAGTTACTACAGCTAGCATAGGCGGCACACCTACCGTGTTTAACGATAACGGCACTAATATAGGTTATTTTGATGCCTTATGGCGCTTAGATGATACGTTAGTATTTAACGCGGCTAGCATCACCCGTACAGGCGGTACTACACAGCTAGCAATAGACCAACCAAGCATAGATAAATACTTTACACACAGCTATAACCAACAAAATCTACTAATGCAGACAGATGCAGCGGCCCTAGATTACGCCCAAGCCTATGTAGCTAGCCGTAAAGAAACCTCAATAAGATGTGATGCCATTACCCTAGATTTATACACAGATAACTATAATGCCGGCATAATCGCCGCCCTAGATTTAGATTTTTTTGACCCTATAACTATTACTACAAACCAGCCCGGGTCATCTACTTTAACTAAGACTTTACAGGTGTTTGGTGTAGCTATGGCAATTACACCTAACAGCTGGAAAACGACACTAACCACATTAGAGCCAATAATAGACGGCTTTATACTAGACTCAGCAATATACGGGGTGCTAGACACCGGCGTACTTGCCTATTAGGAGATAAAATGGCACTTTTTGTTACAGGTGAGGTACTTACTGCCGCTGCTATGAATAAAATCGTGAATATAACTACCAGAGCTGTAACTGGTACTACCGATACATTTGTATTAGCAGATGCGGATAATAAACTTATAACCTATAGCAGTACAAGCCCTACAACTATTACAATACCACCAGCTAGCTCTGTAGATTTTCCGTTAGGTTCAATAATTAACGTTATTAAAATAGGAGCAAGCGGTACTACTACAATTAGTCAAGGGGCAGGCGTAACTATTAGTAGTACAGGTGCAGTAGCTACCGCCCCTACTTTGCGCGCTGCATTTTCTGCCGCGTCTTGCATTAAAGTAGGAACTAATACTTGGTATGTTATTGGAGATATTGCTTAATGCCTATTTTGGGAATTGTAGCGGCACAAAATTACCCGCGCGGTGTTACAGCCGACATAATAGTAATTGCAGGCGGCGGGGGTGGTGGTGGTGCAGGTAACGACACTACCGGCGGTGGCGGTGGCGCTGGAGCTTTAAGATTTTTTGGTAGTCAGCTTTTTACGCTTGGCTCAACACATACAGTAACTATAGGAGGTGGCGGGGCAGGTGGTAATAATGCGACTACTACAGGTGTAAAAGGTACTAACTCATCTTTTGGCGCTTTAAGTGCGGCTGAGGGCGGCGGTTATGGTGGCGGTGGTAATTCAACAGGTTATCTAGCTGGTAATGGCGGGTCAGGTGGCGGTGGACGTTCACAAACTCTTAACTTTGCAGGTGGGACAGGTGCTACAGGTGGCAATAATGGCGGCGGTGGTTTTTATGGTGGACAGCGCGGTGCAGGTGGCGGCGGGGGTGCTGGAGCAGTAGGTGGTAATGGCGGGTATTCAAGCTCAGGTTTAGGGGGTGCTGGTTCATCTACTTATTCATCTTATGGCGCTGCTACTTCAACAGGTGAAAACGTAGGCGGTACTTATTATTACGCAGGTGGCGGTGGCGGTGGGGGTGGGACAGCTATTGGTAATACTGGCAGGCTTGGCGGTGATGGTGGCGGCGGTGATGGTGGTAGCTCTGCTAATGGTAATCCCGGAACTGCTAACACAGGCGGCGGCGGTGGCGGTGCTAATGGAAATATACCGCCGGGTACGGGTGATAATCGCACAGGTGGCGCGGGTGGTTCAGGTATTATTTTAATGCGCGTAGCAGGTACATACACAGCAGCGGCAACAACTGGCAGCCCAACTAGAACAGTAAGTGGCGGTTACACCTATTATCATTGGACGGGAAGCGGGAGTATAACTATCTAATGGCACATTTTGCAGAAATAGATAATAACGGTGTAGTTAAAAGAGTTTTAGTAGTTTCTAATGATGTAGAGCAAAGAGGTGCAGATTTTCTTGCTAATGATTTAGGCTTAGGCGGTAATTGGGTACAAACCTCATACAATAATAATTTTAGAAAACAGTTTGCAGGTGAAGGTTACATTTATGATAGTAAAAATAATGTGTTTATAGCCCCTAAACCGTTTGAGTCTTGGATATTAGATGCTAATTTTGAGTGGCAAGCGCCTGTTTCTAAGCCTGTTGGTAATGAGTGGGTATGGGAAGAAAGTACTTTGAATTGGATTAAACCGCCTCAAATCTTTACTTCTTGGTCAGGTTTAGAAAACCCAGTAAAACCATCTATTTTTATGGACACGGTTTCAAGGTCAGCCGGTAGATATTTTAATGCTTTATTAAATGCTGCGTACCCAACGACTTACATTAAATGGGGCTACACAATGCCACATAATCCAGACAGTTTTATTAAAACTATTGGCAAGTTTAGTTTAATTGTATCAACTATTAGAGACCCCAAAGATAGCATAGCGTCAAGTTTAATAGTTTTTGGCGCGACAGATGATAATTCTATATTAAAAACAATAGAAAATACAACGCAAATGTTAAAAGCTATAAAAAATAATCAAGATGAAATAACTATTTTTACTTTTGAACAAGTAACAGAAAATGCACAGGCAGTTTTAGAAACTATAAACAATAAATTACAAATTAAAGCAATAAATATAGATGAAAAAATAATTAAAGATGAATTAGCAAAAACAAATCAAAACGGTTTTTATTCTACGCCTGTTAATAATTTAGATGAATTAAATAATCTGAAAGATATTTTAGATAAACCACAATTTAATTCTGTCTTGGCTGAGAGTAAATCTATATATGATGAAATAAAAAGTAAATTGTAATATGCTTACTAGCTATAATGGCTGGCCTGCCAGCAAAGACCCGGCAGAAATTGGCATTAAGAGCTACGCAGTACCCGGCACTAATAGAAAGCTTAGATGCGCTGAGGCTGTAGCACCGTTATTAATCGGGTTTGCCGCTGAGTTCCACGCGCTAATAGAGCCAATAGATGAAGGCGCTTTAGATGAGTGGGGCTATGCGTTTCGTATGGTACGCGGTAGTACAGACCGCCTAAGCTGCCATAGCAGCGGTACAGCAATAGACCTTAACGCCACTAAACACCCGCTAGCAGCTGTTGGTACGTTCCCAGCCGATAAAGTGCCAATGATTAGGGCCTTAGCTAAAAAGTATGGTCTAACGTGGGGTGGGGATTATCGTAACCGTAAAGATGAAATGCACTTTGAGGTAAGCGTAAATGCACAAAAAGCCGCCAAAATTATACTAAAGTTAGACAAGGGCAAAACACAAGGGGCAGAGCAGGTTAAATAAATGAATAAAAAGCAATTAGAGGCAGCTGCCTATAGCTATGGCCGAGCGGCTTTAGCAAGCGTTGCAGCTTTATTTATATCCGGTATAACAGACCCTAAAGTATTGGCTAACGCTTTTATCGCTGGGTTAATTGGGCCGGTAGTAAAAGCTCTACAGCCTAACGAAAAGCAATACGGCGTAGGCGCTAAGTAATGAGCCAAGCCCAAACCCTATTAGCTATAGCGCTAGGACTTTGTAGCCTTGCAGCGGTAGGGGTTGGGCTAATAAGTCATTTAGTTAAGTTTTATTTATCAGAGCTAAGGCCAGACGGTAACGGCGGGCATAACCTTAGAGGCCGCGTTGAGCGTATAGAGGGCCAAGTAGACCGCATTTATCAAATGCTTTTAGAGGACAGACCAAAGCGCTAGCGTGTCGCGTTGCGTTATGTCGGTGTTAGGGCTCATACTTTTACTACACGCTGAGAGGGCTACTTAGTGGAGTAGTTTTATCAGCCTTAACAAAGGGTGAAATATGTTAGCTGATATAGCAGTAATTACTTTAACCGTACTAATAGTAGGCTTATTTATGTTAGCTGCCTATAGGACGGGATACCGTGAGGGCCACGGCGACGGTTACCTAAGAGGGCGCAATATAGCTAAGGCCTTAAAAGAGGTAACTAAATGAGCTTTTTAGACGGGTACGAAGATGTAAACGCGCGTATTAAAAGAGCGCGCGCAGAGTTTCCCGGGTTACGCCTTGTAGCTTACATAGAGGACATAGACCTAAAAAACGGTTATATTTTAATTAGAGCTGAGGCCTATAAAAACTATGAAGATGAAAAACCAAGCGCTGTAGATTATGCGCTAGAGGTTAGGTCAGACCGCGGCGTAAATGCTAATTTTTGGGTGGAAAACTGCGTAACCTCTGCCTATGGGCGTGTTATCGGCTTACTAACGCCCGGCGGTGCAGGTAGACCAACACGGCAAGATATGGAGAAAGTAGAGGCTATACAGGCTCCATTACAGACACGCGGGGCAGGCGGTGCAGTACCTACCGCGGCTGAGTCAATAAGCGCTCTAAAAGCCAAACTAGGCGCTGAGCCAATGCCAGAGCCGCCAATATGTAAACACGGTCATAGAGTGCTAATTGAAGGTTTGTCTAATAAAACAGGCAAGCCATATAAAGGGTATTTATGCCCCGATAAAGTCAAAGGTAACCAATGTGAGCCTGTATGGCTAAGGCAGTATGGCGATAAATGGCTGAGCCCCAATGACCACGCAGAGGTATTACTAGAGGCAGGGCGCAATTTAGACCCGATAGCAGAGCGTGAGCCTGTTCCAGATGAGCTATTAAGTAATACTGAAAGGGCTGCCCGTGATACCAATTAAGGGCGGTTATACAAGTACTAAACACGAACAATTACTAGCCAATTATCTAATTACTTGCTACCCGTGGGTACTTACACCTACCCCGGCGTTTTATGTAAGTGATTACCACATAAACGAACGGGATTTAGGCGGGCGGTCTAATTACATAGGTGATTTAGAGCTACGCTGGCTAAATCAACCAAGTAGCGACCCGGTGCTGTTTGATTATTCTAAAATACAAATGCTTAGTGTTATGCCTATTTTCAAAGATTTACCAACAGCTTACCACCGGGTTTGTTTTAGGTTTACAGACGGTTTACTAATGCTGCCTATACCTGCATTACTTGATTTAGAGCCATTTTTGTATAAAAAGCCAGGTGAAGAGGGTACAGAAAGAACTAAATTAAAGGTAATTATAGAAAGAAAAAACTATAACCCGGGCTGCTTTAAGCCAGTTATTATAGGTTAGAAAGGTGCTAAAAACTATGCTTTATATTGAGGCTAACTGCCGCCAATGCAAAACCGTAACGCTACAGCTAGAGCGCGTGGTATCTGACCACCTGCCACCTAACGTTAAATGCCTACAATGCACACGCTGTGGGCTATTAGACATAACGTTGGTAGACGTGGCAACAGCCCGACAGGTACGCAATTAAGTTATCCACAGGGTGTAAAAAGCTGTGGACAACACGCCCAAGCCCCGCTCAAGTTATCCACAATTTAGCTAAATACTTGACTATGCCGGTACGATTACTGCGCGCAGGCAGCGCCCCGAAGGGCGATAGCGCGGGCAAGCTGCGTAATCTAGGGGTAGCTCTATGCCTATTCTTAGGCTGCCTATCTTTACAAAAAGTTCCGGCTAACGCTGATATAAACGCTATAGATGCTTATAAAATATATGCTCATATAAAGATAGGCTCATATAAAGAGTTTAAGTGTATTGAGAAGCTATGGACGAAAGAAAGCAACTGGAGACCTAAAGCCAAAAACCCTCACTCTACAGCTTATGGAATACCACAGCTGTTAAAGATGAAAGAAACCAACCCTTATAAACAGATAGACTTAGGGCTAAAGTACATAGCTAAACATAGGTTATACAAAGGTAGCCCGTGTTTGGCTTGGGCTCATTACAAGAAACGGGGTTGGTACTAATGGCTAAGCGCGGCGACCCTAGAGTGAACAGGGCTTATAGATATAAGTTTAGAAATCAAGTCTTAGCTAGAGATAACTTTATATGCTATTACTGTGGAGCAGATGCAGACCAAGTAGACCACGTGATACCTGTGAGTAAAGCTCCAGAGTTGGTACTTAGTTTTGATAACGCTGTGGCCTGTTGCAAGCGGTGTAACGTACAAAAAGGCAATAAGTCTCAAGGCGTTTTTTTAGCCAAGACGGCTACCCCCCCTGTCTTTTTT